TTGTTATGATGCCAATTACATAATAAAAAGCAGCAGCAACACTCTCATCTGTGACGATGAAATATGCTGCTACTGCAAAGAGTAGAAAAAATATGTATTGAGGATCCATCAGTGGAACTCCTGAACTCTCCGCTCATCCAAATAACGGATGATTTCGTCCCTCCACTCCATCAACTCATGAAAACACTCTTGATTGTGAGCACACTGACGCAGTTCTGAATCTGGTTTCAATACGCTTTCGTAAAACAAACCAAGTGCATCTCTACGCTTTTCGTGTTTTTCGTTCATAATTGCCTCCTGTTGTTACTATTTACCCTACTTTTTCTTAGATTTTTTGATTTCTTTGGAAATGTAGGATCTGGCAGAAGTGTAGTTCCGTGCCTCATGGACAACAGAACCATTGTGAATGATGGCAAATGATTTGTGTCCTATAATAGGAACAGCAGCCCACATGCCATCATTTGTTACATACCCTTCTGGATCTCCTGCTTTGTCATCTAGTACACCAGGACGCTCAATGAAAGGTTTCTGAAATGCCATCAGAAGAAACAAGCATTAACACTGACAACACGGGCATTAGGATTGCGTGCCAGTGCTACTTCGCGTGCTTCCTGATAGTCACGGGCATGAACAGTCTCATAGAAAACTTTACCAGCGACATAGAGTTGAACTTTGCACTTCATGGTGGTGTTCCTTTGATTACCTATGTATTATAGCAGAGTTGGGGTGGTGTTGGGGCAGAGTGTGCCAGTTTCAGCGGCGGACCACAGACACGGCAGGCATACCCTGATTGAAAACGGTGTCAACGACCGCTTGGACGCTCTTGGCAGTGCTGATGCCCACTTTATCGTAGACAGGCACACAGACCAGTCCAAACGTCTTCTGAGCGCCTCCCAGACGGATCACACGCCCGATGGACTGGGAGATACCGATGTAGTCCATGTTACGCATGAACAGGACTGCTTCCAGACCGCTGACGTTGATACCCTCAGACAGGATGGAGTGATGAAGCACCACGAACTTCTTAGAGGGATCCTTGCCCCAAGCGTTGAGAGTATCGAAGAACTGCTCACGGTCAACTTTCTGACCGTCGATGATGGCACCCGTCTTGCTGGTGATATACATGCAGGAGTAACCACGCTCTGCCAGTTCCTTACGGAAGTCAGATTCTGCCAGCAGTTTGACAATCTGCTTGGTAGAACGAGCAGCAATCAGGATTTTATCCAAATTGTTGTCGTCAATGGTGTCCAGCAGGTTCTGTGCATCACGATCAGCGATCATCTGCTTGTCCTGAACCATATCCAGTTGCTTCACCACAACCTTGGGAGGAAGGATATAACCTTCTTCCACAAGCTTAGGAGCAGGAACGTTGCAGATCACTTTACCGTAGACCTCAGGGTCATTCATCCCAGGTTTGGAAACAGTGAGAGAATGCTTAGGAGTAGCAGTGAAGAAATAGCAGCGAGTAGCAGTAGAAGAGAAATGCTCCGTGGCAGGGAAGAAATTACGCTGGACAGAGTTATGCGCTTCATCAAAGTAAATGCAATCGACATTGATCTCTGCTTCCATCAGGCGAGGAAGAGAGTGATAGGTGGTGAAGATCAGTTGCTTACGGTATGCTTGCTGACTCCAATTACGGATAATGGAAGGTTTGGTGCTGCTGAAGTGATGAGTCTCACCACTATGAACGTGCATCACTGCAACGTCAGTATGAAACTCAAGAAACTCAGCAGACAACTGCTCAGCAAGCAGGATGCGAGGAGCAACAACAACAACAATACCACGATCGCAAGCATCAAGATATTCTTGAGAATCCTTGATCATACACATGGTCTTACCACCGCCCGTAGGAACGATGACCTGACCCTTGTCGTGTGCCAGCATGGCAGTCAGTGCGTCCTGCTGGTGGGGTCGGAGTTGCATCACAGTCCTCATCGCGTATAGGACTATTATAGCAGAAAGGGACCTCTACCGATGGTCTCTGTGACAGTTTCCTAACTGGTTAGAAATAGTTAAAGTTTATAACAACTCTTATCTTTTCGTTAGTACAAGTAGTTCCAGTATGTTCTTCTTTACAGTCAAAAGTAACTAATCTATTTTCTACACTATCAACCTTAGTTCCATTACGAAACAAAGTATATCCATTATTTGTATTCACATAAAATATAGAAGTCTTTGCTCCTTCATAGTCATAGTCAGTATGATATTGATGCTGTATTATTTTCTCAGTTCTAGGAATCAAATTTGCTTTAATTCTTATTAAAGATTTTGGATTTAATTTATCAATAATAGGATAAAGTAATTTTATATAATCACTGACTATGGTGTCATTATCATAAAATCTATGAGTAAATTGATAATTATCTGGATAATCAATTTTACCATCAGTAAAAACAACTGATGGATTATAAAACCATGCTAATCCACCACCTAAAAATGCATTCTTGATAAGAGAAATCTCACTGCCTCTTATAAAATTATTATGAATCTTCATAATTTATCTCTTCAACCCGGACAAAGGTAGTCTACAGGGATTTCTACCACTTGTCAATAGGACAATGTAGTCCAGGCATTCTCACTTTGATAGGCATAAAACAACCACACTTTTTACACTGCTTTGTGGGTTTGAAGAAGTGTTCACATTGTAAACATATCTTCATTCTATCTACTGCTTTTTGTATCTCTTCACTGTTGTTCATTCAATAACTCCTGTTCAGCAAGATCAACTATTAGATTAACATCTTCATACATTAGACTTTCTAGTGCTTTTTCTATCGTAATGTCATTCTTTAAAATATATTCTTCTACCTTCTTATCAAGTTCTTTTTTTAATGTATCATCATTATATTTCTCGATGAAATAATCTGCCATTACATATGATATAATGATCTGATCTTTGTGAAAACTTGGTAGAGGTAATCCACCATATAAAGATTTCTTGTAGAAGGGAATAAATTCTTCCTCATCTTCCTCTACAACTTTTTCAACTTCTTCTATTTTCTGCTTTGAAACTCTCTCTTCTCCGACAGAGATGTTTCTATTGATTAGAGTTTCTGGATCTGGTCGAAAGTCAGAATCATATTTGGATACTGCAACATCAATCTCTTCTGGAGTTGCATCAGGATTGATAAAAACCATTGCCCGATGTTGATTTTCAAATTCAACTTCAATTTGAGCAGGCAAAATCTTGTTAATTTTATATTTCATAATGTGGTAATAATCTAATTTATATAGGTTTTATTTGGCACCCCTGTAAGCAGAATCTACTCCTGATTGATCAATGGTGTACCCAGATCCAGCAACAGCCCTACCTGCTGCTCCACCTTTTCCAGCTTCTCCACCTTCTTCTCCATCGGTATCAGTACCATCTATACCTGTGGTGCCGTCTCTCAACGCATAGCCGTTTTCCCCTGCTTCGCCCCAATCTCCACCCCATCCGCCCCAGTCACCATGGCCGCCCTGTCCACCAGCAGTATTACCATTTGCATCGAATTCTGGTAGAGTTCCTTCTAATCCTTCTTCCCCGCGGGTTCGTTCCTGCCCATAACCTTGTCCATCTCCACCATCTCCACCATCTCCACCTATTCCACCAGCATAATTCACAGTCACTGACCAATCATGCCAACACTCTCTCTCCCATAAGGTGTAGTTTTCACCGTCACCACAAGACCTGATATTATTACATGCTTCTCTATCACAAGGGATTGGGGAGTTGAAGTTTGGAGAATATTGACAAGGCATACTGTTACCAACACAACCAGTGTTTGCCCAATAATCAGTTCCAGTGGTTGTTATACTCCCTGCACCGCCATTACCACCAGGACCACCGCCGCCTCCGCCGCCTCCACCACCGTAGACTTGAGCAGAGGCACCAGAAGTCCTTACAGTGACTTGTCCAGCGTTTACATTGATATACAAAGCGTTTCCACCAGGAGTACCATCCTTTCCCGATGTGCCACCTGTTCCACCAGATCCAAGAATACTTCCAGTGATGATGAGAAGAAGGTTATAAACAGCATTTGCATCTAAACTTGCTGCCGGATTCCCGTTCGTCGATGCACTTGTTCCGGCAAGTGTTAATGTTTTGACAATGTTTTTGCCAAGATTACCATTCCACGAATCAGTAAGATCTAGATTACTATCGTTATCACCAGCACCTTGATTTACATAATAATATTTGATAGAGTTTCTGAATTGTGACATTCTTAAGTTTGTTGTTGCTGATATTTCTGAGTTCTCAGTAGCATCGGGAACAATCGGATTTGTATTTGATGTATTAGTGTCTCTTCTATATTCTGAAAAATTTATAGCACCAGAAGAAGTCTGTTTAAAAGTACTTCTTAACTGACTAAAAGAAATAGATCCGCTGGTAAAATATGGACCGTCTGTGGTTGCTGTTAGTGCCATATTAGATTAGTGTAAGTGAAGTTGAACCTATACCAACGACGTTAAATACAACTCTATCTGGTGATGATGCATAGAAGATTTCAACTGCTGTGCTGATTCCTTGCATCCTAAATCCACCACTTGCAACGAATTCTGATGCAGTAACGATACCAGAATTGGCATTGATTCCACCAGAACTTTGTACCTCAATTCTGTCTGCTCTCAGTCCTTGTTCAACGACCAAACCATAATTTGTTGACACAGAATCAGTTCCAATTGCAACAGCATTTCCAAGACGAACTGCAAGTGCATTATCAAAGCCAACATCATATGTAACATTGAGTTGTCTTAACGTTGTAATTCCAGAAGTATTATTTAAGTTAGTATTGGTAAGTATAGGACCTAAAGTAATATTTCCTGATATATTTCCAGCAACACTCAAATCTTCAGCAACACTCAAATTTCCACCAATCCAAGAATCTTCTGTAACTGTAGAAGTTCCTACAACATGTAATGTATTTGTTGGTACTGTTTGATTGATTCCTAACTTGCCATCCCAAGTGAGAGTCATTCTCTCGGCATTGGTCTGACCATAAACCCACTTAAAGTTTCCAGTGCTTCCAATACCAGTTCCATTGTGAATTATGTTCTTAATATCACCAACATCATTATTAACGATATCTAATACTCCAGCAGAGTTTCCGAATCTTAATACCGCAGAGCTATTACCAGCACCAACAGATTGTCCGACACTGATTCTTGCCTGTCCACTATCAGAAACAACTTCTACAAGAGAACCAGATGTTTTTCTGATTTGAAGTTCTGATGTTGGAAGTGCTGTACCGATACCAAGTCTTCCAGTTGATAATGCTGTTAGTGCA